CTACCGTAGAACTTCCCGGCCCTGTAAATCTTATATCTTTTGGTCAAGTTGGAACGGTAACGGTGGTTATATGAGTTTTACTTATTCGGCGCTAAAACAGGCGCTTCAAGACTACACAGATAACAACGAAACTTCTTTCGTCACTAATCTGCCTATATTTATTACGCAAGCCGAAGAGCGTATTCTTAAAAGCGTTCAACTAAGTCTATTTAGGAAAAATGTACTCGGCGGATTAACTCAAAATAATCGGTTCTTAGGAGTCCCGAGCGACTTCTTAGCACCATATTCTCTATCTTTTATAGATGCTAATAACAAACACGTGTTTTTACAGTTTAAAGACTCTGATTTTGTTGAATCTTTTAGCCCTAATGAGTCTACTACGGGAAATCCAAGATTTTACGCGGTCTTTGATGTTGACAACTTTGTTATAGGCCCTACACCAAATGCTTCGTATAGTGTAGAATTAAATTACTTTTACCGACCTATTAGTTTGACTCTTGCCGGTGAGAGTGGAACAACGTGGATAAGTGAAAACGCTGAGATCGCTTTGTTGTATGGGGCTTTGTTAGAAGCTTATATTTATATGAAGGGTGAACCCGACATAATGGCTATGTATGAAAAAAGGTTTGCCGAAGCAATTTCTGGAATGAAACTGTTTGGCGAAGCAAAAGAAGTAACGGATGAATACCGTACTGGACCCGTGATAAGGCCGAAACAATGAGCGCAGAAGTATTAGAATTTAATCCCGTTAAGAAATTTATGGTAGATGTTCAAACTACTAGCGGACGCGGTTTTACCCCGGAAGAAGTTGCAGAAAGGTGTGCAAATAAAATTATTGCTATTTCTGACGACGCTAACCCGGCAATTAGGGCTCAAGCTCATGCGTTTCGTGGGCAGATACTTAAAACCCTAGAATTTTATATGCGTGAAGCTATCCGGTCGGATAGAACAACGGTATCTAATACTTTAACTGACGCAGGCCAAACAGAGCTTGCTAAACTAATAAGGAAACTGTAATCATGGCTTTTAACGGAAACTTCATGTGCTCTAGCTTTAAGCAACAATTGCTATTGGGTGTTCACGACTTCGACGCTTCAAGCGGCGATACATTTAAAATTGCGTTGTATACCAGTTCTGCAACTCTTAATGCGTCAACGACGGCCTATGCGACGACTAATGAGACCAGTGGCACTAACTATACCGCAGGTGGTCCGGCATTAAACCCCGTAGACCCTACTCTTTCTGGAACAACGGCACTAACTGATTTTGCTGACGAAACTCTTTCTAACGTCACCATTACTGCCCGAGGCGCGTTGATTTACAATTCTACGCCTAACACCACTTCTGTTTCTTTAACTAACCCGTCTGTGGTAGTTTTAGATTTTGGTGCGGATAAAACGGCAACTTCTGGGGACTTTACAATAGTTTTCCCTACGGCTGATGCTAGTAATGCGATTATCCGGATAGCGTAATGGCTGATGTAGTCGTAGGCTATAAAGGGTGGAACTCTTCTAGTCAAGCATGGAACGGCGGCGGATGGGGTCTAGATGTAGCACTTACGGCGGCTACTGCTAGTGGCGGCGCGGTTACGACTACGGCAGATGCTAACGTTACGGTTGGCGGATTGGCCGCAACTTCGAGTGTAGGCGCTGTTACAATTACGGCAGACGCTAACATTAGTGTTACCGGTCTTGCCGGGACAGGGGCTGTTGGCGCGGTTACGACTACCGCCGATGCGAATGCATCTGTTACAGGTTTGCAAGCCACTGCTAGTGTAGGCAGTGCTCAAGGTAAGGCTAACGCTGATGTGGCGGTAACGGGTTTGCAAGCCACGGGTATTGTGGGCAACGCGCTTATTTATGGGCGCATTGTGCCTAATCAAAATCCAGATTATAATAATCTCACACCAAACCAGAATGCCGTTTGGATAAGAATAGCGGCTTGAGGATAAGACATGGCAAGTACATATACTACTAATACAGGACTAGAGAAGCCGGGTACAGGCGAACAATCGGGTACTTGGGGTGATACTACTAACACCAACTTCGATATTATTGATCAGGCTACCAACGGTATTGTAGCAATAACTATATCGGCTAAGGGTTCATCCGGATCACCTAACTCATTACCTATTACAAACGGCGCTTTGTCTAACGGTCGTAATCGGTTTATTGAGTTTGTGGATGGTGGTGACCTTGGCGGAACAGTATTTGTTCAACTAGACCCCAATGACGCTGAAAAAGTGGTCCATGTACGAAACAGTTTGTCGGGTTCTCGTTCTATTCTTATCTTTCAAGGTACTTACAACGCTAGTAACGACTTTGAGTTAGTTGCCGGAAAAGACTACGCGTTAAAATTCAACGGGGCTGGATCGGGCGCTACGGTTACGGATGTGAACGTAAACTTAGCTGTAACGGCGCTTACCGCAAGCGGCGAGATCATTGCGGCCTCTTTAGATGTTAGTGGAAATATAGACGTAGACGGCACTACTAACCTTGATGTTGTGGACATTGATGGCGCTGTTGATATGGCCTCTACGCTTACCGTTGCAGGAGTCCTAACAGGCGCTTCCTTGGATATATCAGGCGATATAGATATTGACGGCACTACTAACCTTGATGTCGTGGACGTAGACGGTGCTGTAAACTTTGCGGCAGACGTAACCTTTGCTAATGGCGCAGATATCATCACGGCTTCAGCAGGAACAAGCAACTTCCGCGCAGGTGTCAACGCAGGTAACTCAATAGCATCTGGCGGTAACTACAACGTGGCTGTGGGCGATGAGGCAGGTACTGCGATTACTACTGCTGACTTTACAACTGCAATAGGATATAGTGCGGGTTCTGCAATAACCACTGGAAATTATAATACAGCGGTGGGTGGACATTCTTTAGACGCAAACACCACAGGGACAGATAACGTAGCGGTTGGTACAAGTTCTTTAGGTTCTAACACTACCGGAAGTAACAACACAGCTTTGGGTGGGAGTGCTTTGTACGCTAATACAACAGCCTCTAACAACACAGCAGTTGGTTTGTCTGCTTTAGAAGCTAACACCACAGGTGCTAATAATGTGGCTTTAGGTGCTTCAGCTTTAGACGCTAACACGACTGCATCCAACAATATTGGCATAGGTCTTAATGCCGCAGGAGCCACAACGACAGGTGCAGGTAATATTGCTATTGGAACGAATTCTTTATTAGCAAACACCACAGGCGCTACAAACGTAGCTGTTGGAATTTATGCACTGACTGCTAATACGACAGCGGCTAATAACACAGCGGTTGGTGCTAGTGCTTTAACAGCAAACACCACAGGCGCAGACAATTCGGCTGTTGGTAAGTCTGCTTTAACAACAAACACAACGGGTGGACAAAATGTAGCTTTTGGAGAGAATGCTTTAGGCTCTAATACCACTGCGGCTAGTGGTGTTGCTGTTGGTTATAGAGCTTTATTGGCTAACACCACAGGTGCAAACAACACAGCAGTAGGTAGAAGTGCTTTAACGGCAAACACAACAGGCGCAAGCAATGTAGCAGTTGGTTCTATAGCTTTAGACGCTAACACCACAGCAAGTCATGGAACAGCCATAGGATTCCAAGCCCTTAGTGCAAACACCACAGGCGCACAAAATACGTCTGTCGGAGACAGGAGTTCAATAACAAACACAACTGGTGCGGAAAATGCAGTCTTGGGTTCTCTTGCTTTTTACACTAATACTACAGGCTCTAAGAATGTCGCTGTTGGTGTAAGCGCACTAACGGCTAATACAACCGCATCTGACAACACAGCGGTAGGTTATGCCACTTTAGCCACAAACAGCACTGGAACAAGCAATGTTGCTGTGGGCTTTGAGGCTCTTAACGACAACACCACAGCCGATAGTAATACTGCGGTGGGTTGGAATGTATTGAGCAAGAACACCACTGGAGCCGCTAACACGGCTATTGGTGAGTCCGCTTTAAGAAATGCTACTACAGGAGATGGTAATACAGCGGTAGGCGCAACGGCATTAGGTGCGGCTGTAGTAACAGGAGATAACAACACGATTATTGGATATAACGCAGGACAGGCAATTACTTCAGGCGCAGGTAATACTGCTCTTGGGCAAGGGGCTGGTGATGCGATTACTACAGGTACTGATAATATATTAATTGGCAGGAATCCTGCCGCATCCGCAGTTAATGCAAACAATCAAATAGTGATGGGGGATAACGTCACAGGTAATGCTAATGCTAGTTTCTGCTTTGGTAGAGATGGAACTGATTCTGCTATTGCTTTCGGTGAAACTAGCATTTCAGCACCGTCTGACCAACGCTATAAAGAAGAGATTTCAGACGCTACCGCAGGTTTGTCGTTTATTAATGATTTGCGTCCTGTTACTTTTAAGTGGAAAAAAGAAAAAGATTTACCTACAGGACATAGAGCGCATGTAGATGGTTCTGATAAGCGTGTAATGAATGATTACACAAATCATGGCTTTATAGCACAAGAAGTTAAAACAGCTATTGATGCTCATTCAGAAATAAAAAATGGTTTTGATATGTGGAAAGAAGATGACGTTGATGGCAGACAACGCCTTGGCCCATCAGCCTTAGTACCAATCCTGGTCAAAGCAATACAAGAACAAAACGCCTTAATTGCGGCACTAACCGCACGAATCGTAACCCTAGAAGGATAATAACCATGACAGACCGTACAGACGCAGAACTAGCAGTAGACTTCACAGCAATGGGACACAGCATTGCATTGATTACAGACGTAATCGCAGG